CAAGATTATCGTCTTTTTCTACACCCACATAACTTATCACTTTATTTTCCAAACTCATCTTTTCACCTTTAGTACTTTCCTACCCTTGACTGTTATTACATCAAGAGTCTCGTAGTCGTCAATTCCTAGACGCGCCTTTGCCTGCGCTAGAGTCTCATCCTTTTTAATGGTGTGGGTCTCTATACCTAGCAAATTTTTGGTCTTTTTGTCGATAAGCCTTTCTTTGGCCCTATCAACATATGCCCCTAGTCGCTGGATAACCATATAATTGCCCTTATAGGTTGTTGATGGTCTCATCATAATAACAGGTGTAGGGCAACTGTACGTATGGTAGATAGTCATTTCATCAACATTAAAAGTGGCTTTGAAATCTCCACCTTCATCTTTATATGTTATAGTGACTTCCGCTTCTCCAAAGAATTTTTGCTCTGACGACTATTATATTCAATAGAGTCTTTATGCCTCGAAAGACTATATGATGATAGATAGCGTCTCGCGTAGTAGTCTTCTTTGGCAGTCATTAGTCTAGAGCCGATGAGTCTAGAGGCTGGGTACGCAAGGATTCGCTGTTTTGCGCTACCTCCTGCGCGGCGACACTCGGGGTATCGTCTGCGGTTTCATCTATGCGCACCATGGAGCGGTCAACCTCAGGTGCGGCTCGACCAGCATCCGGGTCTAGCGACATGCGCACACCCATGACCACACGAGTCGCGGGTATATCAATAGTTGCCTCGTTACCGTCTATTGCCGTAATAACAGCATCGGCAACTACGTGTCCCTGTAGTTCTACAGGGACGGTATCACCTATCTTCATAATTGTGCCCTCGGTATCTCAGTGTCATGTCTTTCCTCGTTCCACTTGAATTTTAACTCCCAGTTGTTGCCTCCGAGACGCTGGGGCTCACCGTACATGATAGCACGGTTAGGGATAGTTGTGTTATCCCTAAGAGCCCTCTCTACGTTAATCCTTGTTGGGGGACCTGGCAAAACTAGAGTTGCTGATACTAGTACGTTCACTTAAACTCCTCGTATGCGGCGTATGTAAGGGGCATGTGGGCCTTGAAAATTTGTTCCACCTGTACCGCCGCGTCTCTAATTTCTTTCAGTGCTGTGGGGTCTGTGCGCAGCGTGAGGAACTGCATAAGGTTCCTGGGGTTGCACGTTGCATAAAACTGTGTCATGAGCGACAGGGGCATTTCTTCGCGCGCCTGTTCCTTGGCTATGCCAGCCTCTAGACGCTGCTGGTATACCTCCCAAGCCAACTTTAGCAGTTTCTCTTTAGACTTTAGATAGATAGCAGTCTGCTCTGAGGAGCCGGGTACAAAGTAATAGTTCCCCATCTTACCCTGCTGTACCCTGGTAGCGTCTGCTCGCCAGAATCTAGGCTTCATTTCTGTATACCTACCGCTGACCTCATTATAGGACATGGTGCGGTGACGGTGCCATTCGCGTGCCACAAAAAGCGGTACATCTACCTTAAATGTGAAATGACCGTGTTCGAATGGACTCATGTGCTTGTTTCGATACAAGAACTTGATAAGTCCAGCGACACGGTCAGTTTCAGCCAAGCGCTCCGCGCTGTCTAGGTTATTAGACACCCATGCAGCAAGGGCGACCATATCGTCAGACGCAGAGGCATCAATTAGTTCAACGCTGCATTTGTTTACATACTCTATTTCAGTCAATTAACTCTATTCTCTTCCAATACTTCTTGTTAAAAATCGCTACAGTCTTACCATCCTTGACCAAGTACAGGTTTCCCCCAGAGTCCAGGTTGTATGTTGCGTCATTGTAGGTGTGGTAATTGCTGCCAGTTTCTCCGTAACGCACAGTAATTTGCTTATATACCATCAGTAAAGTGCTCCATAACTATTGCTCGGACATTATCAAATATACCTATACCTGGCTTAATAATGCTATTACAAGTAAGGCAATTAAGGACCAGTTCATCGTTTTCTCCCATACCGGTCACTAATGGGTTGTTGCAGGTAGTGCAACGCAACGGCGGCGCTAGGTCTCTGCGCACAAGTTTGTTATACTTGTGAAACAAAGCAAAAATAGGGTCTTGCTCCATTACTTCCTAACCAAAATATAAGGATACTGCGTAGTGTCTGTCGCATTGCGACGGGTAGTAGAATAAACCCTCAAAGGAATATCAGGGCACACATCGTGATAGTAGGTTGCTGCATCGAACTTCCGCATCTTCCTACCCGCTGGCTCTCGCAGGTCACACTTGGCGCAAACTACACCGTGGGGGACCTTGACAACACTGTCAGCGTCGGAAAACGAATACTTCAGGTTGATGTGCATTTTTGCTCCTGTCAGTAATTTACATTTCTTTCTTTAAGGTATACTACTCCCTCTGGCGTGCCCCAAGAAGTATACCCTGTATAAACTTAGTCAGTAGTTTACTGAGTATGTCTCACTTCTTGCGCTGAGTCTACTCTGCTGCTCCGCTGGAATCCTCTGCGTCACACGATTTCCAGCCTCTTTCGTCCGGGTCACCCCAGTTCCTTGTTTATGTATTGACGGCAAGGAGGAGAAAAACCGCCATTCAATCCGGAAACAGCAGCATCCGGAAGGCTAAAAAAGAACACCCCCGACACAGGAGCGGCTGGTCGGGGGTGTTCGGCTTGTGAAAACTGTGGTGAACCGCCGCTCTCAACGTTCAGGACAAGTATACCACGACTAGACGACACCCGTCAACCTATGCTAGGATTGAGCCTATGAAACTTTCCTTCAAAACCGACCTAGAGAACGGTCGCGCCGCTGGAATCAACGGCTTTGGTTCAGCGACCAACTCGATGCTAGACGCCCTACAGACTCTAGGGTACCACGTGGAGTTCAACTCCACAAGGGCCGACGTAGAACTAATCTTTGCACAGCCCTTGTGGCAGTCTTTTGACGAAGGTCCCTCAGACGCCTACCGCATCCACTATTTTCCTTGGGAATCTACCAGTCTCGACAAAGAATGGGCACAATTGCTCAATCGGGCAGACGAGGTATGGACCCCATCGCCTTTGATTGCCTCGTGGATGCCGGGTATGGGAATTACCAAGCCAATCTACGTCTACGAGCACGGTATAGATAAAATATGGCAGCCGATAGAGCGTAAAAAGCGAGACATTACAAGATTTCTCATGGTAGGGGCCGAGGCGGCACGCAAGAACGGCTGGCTGATTCCACCAGCGTTCAGAAACGCATTTCCTGGCAATGACCATGTAGGACTGACAATCAAATCTATTCAGTCTGGGTGGAATAATGTAAAAATATTAGGCAGGGTAAACTATATTACTGACCTGTACTCAAAAGATGAAATGGTCAACCTATTCAACACCCATCAGGTATATGTCTATCCGTCAGCCGGTGAAGGCTGGGGGTTGACTCCTATGCAGGCTATCGCTTCTGGTATGCCTACCATTACTCTACCGGCCTGGGCTCCCTACCGCGAATTCCTAGACCCGAGACTGGCTATCGACTCCGAACTGGTGAAGTCTTCGCATGAGATTCATCCGGGTAAGTATTTCAGACCAGACACCAAGTCTATGATTAGGGCCATGCAGATAGCCTTTGACGACTATGACTCGGTAGCACAATTTGCCTATGAGAACGCCTTCAAGGTTCACGAGCGCTACTCTTGGGAGCGCGTCACCCAAGACGCCTTCGGCGCTCTAGAACAACGTCTTAACGCAAGATAAATATTAAAGTTTTTAGACCATGAACCCAGTAGTGGTAACATGGTAAGATACATTATTTTACAGGAAGTGGTAGTGATTTTTTCGTTTAAACTGAGTGATTCGTTCATCGACGAATACAAGAACAGAGCCCCTCAGTGGGGCTTTACAGACGCCGGGGGAAATGCTCTTGGTGAACTGACATTTATTCGTACCTACAGTCGCGTGAAGGACGACGGTACGAAGGAGCAATGGTGGGAAACCTGTGCTCGTGTTATCAATGGCATGTACTCTATTCAAAAGGACTACTGCCAGGCGTACAAACTAGAATGGAACGGCCACAAGGCTCAGGCTAGTGCACAAGAGGCATTTGACCTGATGTACAACCTAAAGTGGACGCCGCCAGGTCGCGGCCTGGCACAGATGGGTACTCCACTCATCATGGAGCAGCGTAACGCAGCAAGTTTGCTTAACTGTGCTTTTGTTTCTACCGGCGACATGGAGCGCCACGACCCGGGATATCCTTTTGCATGGACCACGGAGGCTCTCATGCTAGGTATCGGGGTAGGATTTGACACCCTCGGTGCAGGTAAGTTTGATGTGCACCTGCCGGGTAAGGAATCAGAGACCTATGTCATTCCAGATACTCGTGAAGGCTGGGCAGAATCTATTCATCGCCTGGTCAACTCATTTTTGAAGGCAGACCAGCCCACTGTCGTATTTGACTACTCCCAGATTCGACCATACGGCTCTATTATCAAGACTTTCGGCGGTACCGCGTCCGGTCCTGAGCCCCTACAGAAGGGCCACGAGCAGATTCGTGAGGTACTGTTTGAAAATGGAGGACAGAAGTTATCCTCCAAGACTATCACCGATATTCAAAACATCATCGGTACCTTTGTTGTAGCCGGTAACTCTCGCCGTAGTGCCCAGTTGGCACTAGGTGACCCGGGAGACGAAGCGTTTGTCAATTTGAAGAACCACGAGGTCTACCCTGACCGTCCGTGGGCATATATGTCTAACAACTCTGTATCTGTCAAGGTAGGTGGCGACTACTCGTCACTTATCAAGAACACCACTGTTAACGGAGAGCCAGGCTACATTTGGTTAGACACCACTAGAGCCTATGGTCGTCTCATCGACCCGCCCGACTACAAGGACAGCCGTGTCAAGGGTTATAACCCGTGCGCGGAGCAGCCACTAGAGTCTTACGAAATGTGCTGCTTGGTGACTATCCACCTTAACAATATTGAGTCACAAGAGGAGTTTCATCGCGCATTGAAGTACGCTTACCTTTACGGTAAGACTGTTACCTTGATGACGACTCCGTGGGAGAAGACGAATGCGGTCATGCTGCGTAACCGTCGTATTGGTCTTTCTACTACAGGTGTAGCAGGTTTCGTGGACAACCACTCTCTTGCTACTTACCGCGATTGGGCCGACGCGGGGTACAAGTATGTATCCCAGTTGGACCGCACCTATTCAGAATGGCTAGGTATCCGTGAGTCTATTAAGAAGACCACCATCAAGCCAGAAGGCTCTGTGTCGCTACTGAGCGGTGCCTCTCCGGGCACGCACTATTCACCAGCCGGTGAGCGCTTCTTGCGCGCGGTACGATTTGGAGATAACGACCCTATTGTTGCAGAAGCAATTGCTGCCGGTTACACGGTAGAAGACGACCTTTACTCTGCCAACACCAAGGTAGTCTATTTCCCTATCTATGCAGAGGTCGGTAGAGCAGAAGCAGATGTTACTATCTTTGAGAAGATTCACCTTGCCGCTGAGGCTCAGAAGTACTGGTCAGATAACGGTGTATCAGCAACTATCTCATTCGATGCAAAGACCGAAGCCGACCACGTGGCAACGGTATTGAGTATGTATGAGGGACAACTAAAGGCAGTATCATTCTTGCCGATGGGCAATGAGGTATACGCCCAGCAGCCCTACACCAAGATTAGCGAAGAAGAGTACGACAACTATGTCGGTAAGTTGAGAAAGATTGATATGTCTGTGCTCTACAACAACGGTGTAGACGCAGAGGTAGAAAAATTCTGTACCACTGACGTGTGTGAAATCCCCAATCGCTGAACTACGATTAGGACACCTCCTGTTGTATACTTAATGCAACAGGAGGTGTTTTTATTTTGACAGATTCACAAGAAAAAGACTTTGACCTTGAATTTGGCGATTATGACCTAGAAGAAGACGTAACGCCCGTACCGGTCGAGGATGCTCTGCCTTATCCTGATTCTGCGGAAGTACAGGGTCTCGTAGAAGAAGACCCAAAAGCCAGCAGGCTACTGACAGTTAGTGCTGCTCGTACGCCCGCTCAGGCCCTTGCTACAGCCCGTCAGGACTACCTAGACGGCCACAACTTTGGAGTGGGGCACTGCCTTATAGCCGTACAAAGTTACTACGGCGTACCGGGCGGATACCCGTACGCTATCTCTTCGTGGCAGGCAGCCGACCACAAACGCCCGGTAGCCGGTGGACACGACGTGCCTCGCGGCGCTCCGGTCTACTGGTCTGGCGGCTCCCATGGATACGGCCACGTGGCTATTTCTATGGGTGGCGGTCTATGCTATTCCACAGACTGGAAGCGTCCCGGCAAGGTAGATGTTGCTCTCATTGATAATATTACCAGCCATTGGGAGTTGAACCTATTGGGATTTGCATGGGAGGTCAGCGCGGTAGGTGTATGGCACCCACGCGACCCAATCGGTACCGTTTCTTTGGCGAATGTAAAGCCAGGCAAGCGAAACAAGGACGTACTAGAGGTAAAGAAGGCTTTGGCTAAGCGTGGTTACGGTAATTTCAGTGTTAAGTCCGAACTATTTGGTAAGCGAGTACAGGAAGCATACGCTAAGTTCCAGCATCACCTAGGATATACTGGCACTGATGCCAACGGTATTCCTGGCAGAGCAAGTTTGAGAAAACTTGGCTTCAACGTTGTAGCGTGATATAATTATATAGATGCTAGGCCGGGAACGGTTGGACTTTATGTCGCCGCCGGTTGCGATAGCGTATCATTACTCCGGTCGTGGTTACGAATTCGCTACTCTCTCGATTTAGGATGGTTAGTTACCGGCAAGCCCCTGTTGCGTTGCAACGGGGGTTTTGTCGTTGTATAATCACATATATGGAGTTGCTAAGACAAAAGCCGCTGGGCTGTTTCAGAATGGACACCTCAACTATCACAGACATATCTGGTTATGGTGCTAGCGTGACCAGGACCGGTAGTGAGCAAAAGGCTGTTCCGGTTGCTTATGGTGCATCCTACAGTCAAAAACTAGACTCCACTCATACACTTACTATTACTAATGCCCCTATCTACCGCGCCGGTCAAGAACTTAACTCGTTCTCAATTGTAGCCTCAGTCTATCCAATCAAGAAGACAGGTACAGTAGCCAATCAGCAAATTATTGGTAACAACGGAAAGACAGATGGTCTATACATTAACGGCACTACCATATACTTTGCTACCGGCTATGTGGGTCAGGGTACGGCGGTGTGTTCATACAACGTGTTAGAATATAAGAAATTAGACATAGTTGCCATTCACACCCCTAAGAAGAACTCCTTGTACATTAATGGAGTTGCGGTAGACGAGGTAGATATTACTGCTGCACAAACTGCTGCTGCATTTGACGTGCCCGACAATAACCTGTACATGGGCGCTACTACTGGTGCGCAGGCATTTGCTGTTAATAATCTTGCACTGTACCCTCGCGTGCTAGCCCCAGAAGATATTGCTGCGCTCTACGCCTACAATAATCAAAGACCAACGTCTTCAATTCCTAAGATGTTCGGTGGTACTGAAATAGACCTCACTGACCGTCATCCATTTCTTAATGCTTCATGGCTAGTAGAAGATGACTGGAACGCAGCATCAAAAACAAACGTTTCTGTTGTAGACGACGTACTTAATGCAGAGACCGACACCAATGACCTTACTATTGCTGGTGTGTGGGCAGATTCGGTTGACCTGTACAACGGCCTACAGCCAATTACTATTGATTCAGTCGTGCTCTACTGGAACGGGGTAGGTGAACTAGTAGAGGCATCAATTGACGGTAGTACATGGGTTACCGCCACCAAAGGTGTTCCTCTATCTAATATACCCGTAGGCTTTGACCCTACCGGACATGCCCTGTTTATACGAGTTACCTTTACTGCTGGGCTAGACGAGGCATTTATTGACGAGTTGTATGCAAAGGGCTTCAATACCAATACTGCTATTATTAAAAACAGGACAATAACATACACCTCACCGCTAGCGGTGTTCGGACCGCTAGCGCCAGCCCTATTAAAAGACGACAACGGAGTAAGAATAACAAACCCCGGAAGCATAACTATTGGACCAGATACTATCTCTAGTTCTCCGCAAGACGTATACACGGTAGAGGTATGGGCAAAATCCACTTCTTCTACCTCTCCTACCTTGTCGTCTAATCTAACTACCGGAACAACTGTTTATACCAACGGTGTTTCTGGATTAACTTGGGCAGAAAATGAATGGCGTTTACTACATTTTGTAAGTTCTACTCCATTTACAGGAAACTTCGTATTCACCGGTAACGTACAGTTGTCTCACTTCGCTATCTATCCGGTCCAACTAACTCAGGCACAGACTCTATTAGTACTAGGAAACTATCTTGGACGTAATAAAGTGTCATATGATGGTTCTGGTGTCATTCCATTGCAAGAAAGTGCCACTGCTGCTAACGTTTATGCGCACGACTGGGACCCACAGGCCGCTCAATGACCTTAAATTGGTAACAAGCAATACATTTTTGACCGTGTAATGCTATTATGCTACAATGATTTTATGGGATTAAAGACTACAAACAAGCAAGTTATTAAGGAAGTTCCGTACGGAGTCTACGTATGGCAGACACCAGACGGTGAATTTCTAGGTGACGACAATGACAATTTTATGATGGTTTTCTGTGAAGAAGGCAATCAAGATGCCATTAAGGCTCTCACCGATGCGGCTAGATTCTACGGATATCCTGAGGGCCGCGCGGTATATTGGAGCGGAAAGCGTCCAATTGACGACGAAGAGTACCAAAGGCAGTTGGCTCGTGCCGCTGCCGGTCTAGTACCTGACCCATTTGATATTGGTGCTATTAGGGACGAAGCAAGGGGACTAGAGAATGAGCGCAAGACTCGCTGACGACCAGGACGACATTTTTGAGATTGAACAGATATTCTCTGCTGATATCAAAGAGGTCGCCGCTGTTGCTCCCGACCCATTCGCTAAAACCGGAGACGACCTAAAGTCTATCAGGGGTGTATCGTCTGGCCAAAAGCGTCAGATTACCAATGAACTTAGAAAGTACAACCGTAACGCTGACCATACGGCTCAGTCAACACAGATTAACGAAGCCGAACTTATTACAGGCTATGATATCTTTGGTGTTGTCAACCCTCCACACCCGCTTGATTCTTTAATTAAGTTGTATGAAATGTCGGCTCCACACTATGCTGCCGTTAATGCTAAGGTAGCAAACATTGTGGGTCTAGGCTATAAGTTGGTTGAAAATAACCTTACCAAGCAAAATCTACAGTCACTTGACGGTAACCCAAAGAAACTAGCCAAGGTACAAGACAAATTAAACTCTCACCGCGTAGATGTATTGGCTGCTATTGAGGCGTTAAACGAAGAGGACCCATTTACTGAAACTCTTATCCGTGTATGGCGAGATTATGAGGTAACTGGTAACGGCTACATCGAAATCGGTCGCAAGCGCGACGGTAGTTTAGGATATGTAGGGCACGTGCCCGCACAGACTATGCGTGTACGTAAGGACCGTGGCGGTTTTGTTCAGATTTCTTCTAATAGGGCTGTGTTCTTCCGTAACTTTGGCGACACCAACAAATCCAACCCTATTGCTGGCTATCAGCAGACTCAGTATGCTAATACTACTCCCAATGAAATCATTCATATCAAGAAGTATTCGCCCACCTCTACCTATTATGGTGTTCCTGATATTATCTCTGCTCAGCAGGCGGTAGCAGGAAATGAGTTGGCTGCACAGTATAACCTAGATTACTTCAACAACAAGGCCGTACCGCGTCATATCATCACTCTAAAGGGTGCAACCATGAGTCCTACGGCTCGCGCTGAACTTATTAGGTTCTTTGAGACCGGCCTAAAGGGACAAAGCCATAGGTCTTTGTTTGTACCCCTTCCTCCTGACACGCCAGGTAACTCGGTAGAACTAAACATTGAGCCGGTAGAAACTGGAAATATGGATGCTTCATTCGATAAGTACCGTAGGTCCAACACTACAGAAATACTTATGGTGCACCGTGTACCCATTTCAAAGATTTCTATTTCAGACTCAGCATCACTTGCTTTGGCAAAAGATGCAGACAAGACATTCAAGGAACAGGTCTGCCAGCCAGAACAACGTATCTTTGAACGTCGTGTAAACAGAATTATTGCTTTGCTCACCGATGCATTTGACTTCAAGTTGAACGAAATGAGTCTAACCGACGCCAACACCCAGTCTCAGATTGATGAGCGCTATGTCAAGAATGGTGTATGGCTGGCAAACGAGGTACGTAGCCGCGACGGTATGGCTCCGATTAAGGGTGGAGACACCAGGGTAGACCTTAATGCTAAGGCTACTGTATCTACAAACAAGACTCCCGTTGAACAAGCAGCGGCAGACGCGACTGCAAACAGAAACAGAGATTCACAACGTAGTGCAAATGCAACTGACTCGGTAGGGGCTGCGCGCAACCCGAAAGGGGAAGGGAGAACTACAGGATAGGGGTAAGTAATTGAACCGAAGAGAAAGGGTAGCATTTGACCTGCTGAGACCCATCAACCCATCGTTCATAATAGTCTTAGGTGTTTACACGGTTCTCTGGGGACTTTGGCTAGCCAATCCATTTTGGACAGTATTCACTCACGCTGCGCTATACAGCGCACTATCATTTTTCCCCGAAACAGTCATTGGCCTGGTCGCTATAGCGGCTGGGCTTTTGATTATGCGTGGAGCGATGAAGCCCTCATTAAAGAACTTAAAGATGGGAACATTCACTGGAACGCTGTTTTGGTCGTTTATATCTATAGCCTACTTCATTGGAGATTGGGCTAACACGGGCGGTATAACAGCAGGAATGATAGCGGTATATAGTGGTTTAACATGGGTAAATGTTAAGGTCAATGGGCACTTATACGACTAGTTTAGTCTACTAATTTGACTTTGAATAATACTACATATATTCTTTACCCATGACCGATTTGCACAAAGCCCGCTGGGTTGCCGATGGTAACGAAATTCATCTTGGAATGGATTTTGCGAAGGTAGACAAGGCGGGGCGCACCGTATCAGGCTGGGCAACAGTTGATAATGTTGACACCGAAGGTGATATTGTGACCGCTGAGGCATCTGCTGATGCTTTTGCCCGTTCTAGAGGCAACCTGCGCGAAATGCACAGGAAGGACTCGGCGGTAGGTCGAATGGTCTCCTTCAAGCAGAAGGACTTCCGTGCTCCCGATGGAAAGACGTACAAGGGCATTTTTGTCAAGGTACGTATCTCTGAGGGTGCCGAAGATACTTGGCTTAAAGTTCTAGATGGAACACTTAATGCTTTCTCTATTGGTGGAAGCGTTCTAGAACATGAAGAGGTGTTCCACAAGGATGCCAAGACTAATGTAAGAAAGGTTACTAAGTACGACCTTACAGAGTTGTCTCTTGTAGATAACCCTGGTAATCAATATTCCGATATCACCAACGTGTTCAAGTTCAAGAAGTCTAAGGACGGCTCTGTCACGGCTGTGAGTGGTATGGTAGAGAACACAAAGATTCTTAATGTCTACTATTGTGATACAGATGAAATTACAATCGAAGACGCGTCTGACTCTGCTGACTGCCCAATTTGTTCTGAAAAGATGACTAACATTGGATTTGTCGAAGATGGTGCTACCAGAGACGAGAAGGTGAACACCCTAGTAACCAAGTATATTGGTGGAGGGGGTGAAACAATGACTAAGAACAAGAAGAATGAAACTGTTGATGAGTCTGTAGAAACTGGACACGAGGCGGGTGACCCAACCGAGGTCCCAACCCCGGCGGTACCAGAGGAAGAGGCTGACGACATTGAAAAGGTTAATGTAGAAGAAGCGGTAGATAGCGAAGAGGAAATCTCCAAGCGTATCGACTCTCTAAAGGACGATATCTCTAGCATCCTTAACAAGAACAACAAGGAAACCGCAGAGAAGATTGACGAACTACAGGGTAACCTACAAAAGATGCGTGATGAGTTTGACGGTAAGACACAAGAGTTGCACGAAAAACTTAATGGCATCAACCAAGGTTTGGAGACCGCGAAGAGTCGCCTGGCTACTTTTGAAAAGAGCCTAGACAAAATGAACTCTTCGGGTGCTTTCAAGAAGTCCGCTGACTTGGATGAATCAGTGGAGCAACAGGCTAAAACATCATTCTGGGGCGGCGCTTTCTCATAAAGCCCCAGGGTGTTAAAACACCTGTAATAACCAAATTCAAAAGGAGGCTCGAAAGAGCAACTGTCAAAGCGGCAGGAGGTGAAAAATAATTATGAACGAATTGCTAGAAAAGGTCATTTCGACCAGTACGATTGGTTCTGGACCAACCGGCGGCGGACTTCTACGTCCGCAGCAGGCTACCCAGTTCATCGACTACATGTGGGACGCAACAACCCTTGGTGCTCAGGTACGCAAGGAGCGTATGCGCGCAAATGAAATGGAACTTGACCGTATGGCTGTAGGAGAGCGTGTTGTACGTTTGGCTACCGAGGCTGTTGACGACGCCGTCAACGTCAAGGTTGTCTTCGCAAAGGTTACTCTTACAACTCAGAAGTTGCGTCTAGACTGGGAACTATCTTCCGAGGCTCTAGAGGACAACCTAGAGGGTGCCGACTTTGAGGACCACGTTGCACGTTTGCTTTCTTCACAGGCCGCTAACGACATTGAGGATTTGGCTATTAATGGTGACGTTAACAACCACAATGATGCTCTATTTAAGTCATTCGATGGTTGGAGGAAGCGTCTTTACGCTGGCGCAAACGTTGTTGACGCTGCTGGTGGCAACCTAGACCGTGGTCTATTCCACCGTGGTCTAAACGCAATGCCACGTAAGTTCATGAACCGTCGCGGTAACCTTAAGTGGTTTACTAGCGCTGGTCTATTGAGCGACTACGTATTCAACTTCGCAACCGTTGAGCCTACTACTGCTGCATCATTCTACGTCTCGCCTGCCGAGCGTGATGCATCTATCGGTAGTAACTCTACCCCTGGTTACGCTGCGGGCTGGACCCCGGCTGCACCATTCGGTATTAATGCTCAGGAAGTTCCGCTATTCGCTGATTACTCTATCGGCGGCGGTAACGTAGGTTCCGACGTTTGGCTTGTTGACCCTCAGAACCTAATCTGGGGTATCAAGCGTGAGATTGTAGTTTACCGTCAGTTCGTACCGCGTAAGGACTCCATCGAGTACACCCTATTCACCCGAGTAGGTGCTGCAATCGAGAACCCGAACGCTGCCGTTCTTATCAAGAACGTCAAGTACACTGCAAACTGAGTCAACTAGTCCAGTAGCCCCCGTTCGCGGGGGCTACTGGCATTTAACGACACCTATGATATAATTGAGACAAGACACAGGAGGATTTAAATTGTCTGACGATGTAGTAACCAGCGCTGATGTTGCTGGAAAGAAGGTACCGACCGGATGGTCTGACCTAAAGAAGCCCGAACTACTTGCTGCTGCAAATGCATTCGGTACATCTACCGAGGGTAATGCAAAAGAATTAGTAGCAGACCTAGTAGAGGCAGGCGTGACCTGGGAACAGTATGAAAAAGCATTCCTAGTAGAGCCTGACGAAAAGGAAGAGCCAGTAGTCGCTGAGCCGCCTATCGCCCCACCGGCACCACGCCCAACAAATGTAATAGAGGAGGCACCAATGACCGAGCAACTTGTAACAAAGCCAGCCCATGAAGAGTTGGCAGTTACCAACAAGTATCTTATCAAGATG